CCCTGCAACACGCTTAACAATATTAAAAACTCCAGTGATAGTCCTTATTGCCTTATCTAAAAAAGCCCCTAAATTTTGCTGTATAATAGCCTTATTAACTTTGAACCAATCTGTAAATAATTTGACCATAGGAGTTATCTTTTTCATCAACCTGGTTCCAATGGCACTACTTATTCCTTTGATTACCATCATAACTCGTAAAAGCTCATCATTGAAATCCGCAGCAGCCGCAGTGGCATCATTGTCAATAATGAATCCTAATTCTCTGGCTTCCTCTCTCTGCTTCCTCAAGGCTTCACTTCCCTGTTGGATAGCAATTAACAGATCGCCGCTGATACCTAATTTCTGAGCAAACTCCAGTCTCTCTGCCTGAGTGCTTAATCGGGAAATGGCATCTGCTACATTATCCAGCATAACATCTGCTTCTTTAAGCCTTCCATTGGCATCTGTTACTGATATGCCCAAGATGCCAAAAACTTCTACTCCAGCACCTAACCCTCTTGATGCTTCTGAAGAGATTCTGGCAAGGTTCTCCAAAGAGGTGTTCATGGAGTCAATTGAGCCACCATTGAGCTCTGCCACATAACCTAATTCTTGAAGAGCTTTGACATCAATCCCAGTCCTTTGGGAAAATTTGCCAAGCTCATCATTAGATTCAGCTACCTTTTTTGTGAAGGCAAATATAGCAGCTCCAGCAGCAGCAGCTCCAGCCACTACAACAGTTAATCCTTTTGCAGCAGAATCAATAAGACCATCAAACTTTTCAATGGTATCTTCATCAAAGTCAAAGGTCAATTTAGTTATAAGGTTCTCAATTACAGTATCTGCCATGGTTATCCTTTTTTGTTCTGAAGATAAATCTGTTCTTCCTGCAAGTCAAGTACTTCACTGAGATAATAAGCATCTGCTAAGCTGTAGACTGTTTTCAATTCATGGAGGGTTGCCACCCCTCCATTAATGAGTCGGGCAATAAAGGGATCAACATTCAGCTTTCTTGGGCCAGAGGTTGATCTCCCCCGGTGGTGTGCAAACTTGACCCTAATGATTCCCCCAATGAGAAATTTGCCTCCATGATAAAGCCTACCACCTTCCACATCTCAAAAGGCTTGCCTGCAAAATGAGTTGCAAAATCTACAACTTTTGGATTATCACCTTCTTTAGTGAATATCCCTTTTTCAAATAAAGATAAGATGAGAGTGTTGACTGCCTCATCATCAAAATTCTCCATCAGCTTAGGAATCAAAAGCTTCAACTTTTCTTGGATGGAAGTCTTTTGGTCCATAAGGGCCAAAGAACTTGGCCCCAATATTTTTATCAATTTTGTCTGAACTTTTAAAGCTCGTATAGCATCCATTTGTGTGACCAGATAGGTAGTGTTACCTATGGCTTTATTTTTCTGTTCCATGAAGCTCCTTTATACAATAGCAGGGCTGAAGAAATCACCCCGGAATACCCAATCCATTGAATTAACATTTTGCCCTCTTACAACAGAAGGGTATTTTTGGATCCAGGCATTGTTGATGACAAAAGTCTCACCAGTTTCTTTATCTTCAATTACCAAAGGAGCCACCCCAGTACCAGCAGTCCGGTCTACATTATACAGGGCAGTTAACTCCTTATTGCTACCAGAATTTTGAAGAAGTTTTACAGTCACAGTACAGCGGTTATCATTTGACTGAGACCTTACCACATCCCCTTTGGCCCCAGCCATATCATTGAATTGATCTGTTTCAAGATCAATAGTGACAACATCATCCCCTTCAGCATATCCCTGAATCTCCAGGATACCAAAGATAACATTGACATTTGAGAATGAAAAAGTTTTAAATTCAGGCATTGTTCTTCTCCTTTAACACAGATAAGGTTATATGAATACAGTCCCACGAACCACAATTTTATTTATGCCACCCTGAAGTTCTGCAATGAAAGTGCCCTCAGGAAGCAAACGATCATTTCTGTCAGACTGACTTACTTCAGACCTTTTTGGGAATGAAGTGATGACTGACCCTTCCACCAGGATGCCCTGTTTTACTCCATACTCATCCAATCTGCTTTTCAAACGGGTGTCTACCATAGTTATGCCAGCATTGGTGAATGGGATGATATCTTTTTCAACAAGAAGAGATAACAGCCCCTCTTCAGTTCTGGCTTGGAGAAAATCAATATTGCGAATGATATCAATAAACTCCCCCTCTTTGTCTGCATTTTTACCACCACCCATGGTGCCTAAATAAACAAATATTGATCCAAGTGTGGCAGTATACACATTGGCATTAACCCCTGATGCAGCAGTCTTTTGGGCTTCAGTCAGAGATACTGCAGGAATGGAAACTTCTGCCCCTTCAGGAATGCCAGCCAGAGTCTTAAAGGCCCAGTTAGTTGATCCCAAGTCTTTGGGAAGCTGTTGACCCATCCAAGAGGTATCAGGATAAAGAGTATCATTATCATGATAAATAACTGCTGATCTGGCATAGTTTAAATTCTTCAGATAATAGACAAAAGTTGATTCACTTCCTTCAACAAGGGTGTTGGCATCATTGGTTGCAATCAAAAACATTTTTCTCCGGCTTTCAATAGCATCTGCCATATCTTCAGTAACAGTATCATCTCTGAATTTTTTCAAAGCTCCCATAGCATACCAATCAGTATTAACTGCTTCAATGGCATCTATGGCAACAGAAAAATCTTCAGCTATCTGTCCTTGAGAAAGGATTGATCCACCCAAGTTGGTGGCACTTTTAATAACATCACCATCCAGATAATCCTCACCGCTGATGTCTGTGCCTGCTGGTGTTCCTATTGTTTCAAGAAGAGATATTGTGGATGCTGCTCCAGTAGTGCCGCTGTTTATATTGAATCGGTTGACCAGATAATAACAGTCACCGTTGACCCCCAGAGCAGTATCAATTACAGTAGCAACCCCAGCCATGCTGGTTATTGAAGAGAAATCCAGGCCAGTTAACTCCACAGCTCCACCATCTATATCAACAGAAAATGCACCATCAGATATTCCTTGCCATACTGATAAAGTGGTCTCAGGGGAGTCTCCGCACTCCAAGAGAGCAGCAATTGCAGCATCCGCATATCTTCCGAACTGAAGTTCATCTGGCTGATTTATTAGGAATGGGTCTTGATAAAAGAAGGCATCAGCTGCCAAAGACTCTTCTGACCCATCTCCAAAAAAAACATCAACAGCAGCAGCTGTAGTAAAACTTCTGTTCCTTCTTGAAGTGGAAAGTAGATTAGAATCAGTAATCATCATCAGGATTCCAAAACCAGCTTCAGACACTCTTGGTGTATCCTTTTGAATCTCCACATCTACAAATCTTTTAATCGGTCTTATTGCCATCTTGTCTCCTTATGGTTTCTCAATTGTGGTAGTAGTTCCATCCAGCTCATTTGTTATTTCGACTTTCTGAATGGTCTCTATATTCTCTTCATCCAAAGACCTTATAAAAAAGAAGCAATCAAACTGTGCTCTTCCTTCAGTTTTTTTGTTAATTACTTCTGGGATTTCATTCACCTCCCCAGCTCTATGTAAGCCAAGACCTGCAGCATAAAGTTGATCAGTAACAGTTACCCTTGATAAACTATCTCTCAATTTGGTGGCAAGAGTAAAAGCATCAAGCTTTGCAATATCATCACGATAAATATTGATGCTGAGAAAAACATCATATGGAGTAGAATAATCAATATCAATAGATTCATCATCCAAAAGAGTGGCTTCTGATTCTTCTTGCCCAATAGGAATGGCTTGTGAAACATCAACAATGATATATTGTCCAGCTGGTCTTGGGGCATTAGTAGGGGTAAAAATCGTTTCAATACTGGATACCCCTAAAACCCAAACCCTGAGTGCATCCTCTATCTGTTTAATATTAAGCATATCTTATATACCCTGCCCCTTAGTATAGCCCAGTCCTATTTAATCGAACCTACACCTGTATTAAGCACCCTAATTAGTCCTTATGGCAATGGCTTTATGGTATCCCCCAATATTTCTATGGGCAACATTATAGACAAGCCAAGTATTCCCATCATAATTTATGACATCACCTGTGTTTGTAACTCCTATCTGGGGCACTAATTTGAATGTGGTATGAATTTTGATCCCTTCCTCTGTTCTATCTCCTTCAGGTAATACCTTTAAATCATCAGGTGTAGCATCCTGTATAACCCCTGTAAAAGATATAGAGGCAGAACTGGACACCCACCGGCCTGACACATAACTACCGCTGACTCTGGTGCCAGTTATAGTCTGAAGCCATCCATCAAAAGCATCTGACACATCATTAAAATTTTCCATTATCTATTCACCTCATATGTGATAGAGTTCTTCATCTGGCCAGTATCTATAAGCGGGTTGCTTGATCCTTTTCGGGCAATTGTCTCAGGAGTGTTTGGGGGGTCAGATATTGATACGATTTTTTTTGTTATTAAATCAGACATGAACTCCCCTAATAAGCCAAGCCCAGTTTCTACTTTCATGTTTCCTTTTACAATTTGGCCCAACAACTTTTTCTGGAGGGCAATGATATTTTTTTTCTTGCCTTGGATAGTGCTTCTCATAAATGATCTTTCTGGCAGAGTTGCTGTTCCATATTCATGGGCAAATCCAATCCCAGCAACTGTTATGTCTCCAGAAGGATGCTCACCAGCATCTATAATCCCAACATCAACAGTCCCAGGGATTTTGAGCCTATCTTTCACACCCTCAACACCACCATTTATTTTTTTTCTTGTAAATTTAGACACTGAATGCTGGCACTCCTAATGTTTTTCTCAAAGTTAAATATCGTTGCCCATATGTAGTAGAAGCATAATATGCATCACTTTCATCATCAGGGGTAGCATTAGTATAGGCAACAGATGCTCCATCTACAGTCTTGCTGGCAATAGGGCCAGAAGATGTCACTGATCCAACTTCACTTTTGTTAGCCAGAGCCAGATAATGGGCAGTTAAATAAGACACCCCCATATCATATTTTGTATCCCAATAAGTTTCATTGAGAATAATAATAGCATCAGCAAGGAATATATCAATTCTTGCATCCAGCACAGCATCAAACTCAGGGAATCTAATTTTAAATGAAGTTGCATCAATAGACATGTGCCCCCTTTATTCCTCTTCAGATTTCATTTCTGCCAATTCAGCCTGCATATTTTCAATCAGAACTCCCAAATCCACCAGCTTGGAAGCCTGATCAGATATGGTAGACTCCAGTTTGCCAATCGTGTCATCAGCATTGGCTATTTTTTCATTCTGGGCTTTAATAACCCGTTGAGCCTTATTGAGCCTGGCATTTTTCTCTTCAGCTTTCTTTGCCTGGTTCCTGCCTTCAATATCCCCAGCATCCAGCTCTACAACTTTCAAATTTTTTTCCTTCTGAGCCAGGGCTGCTTTATTATCATGAAAATAGTGCTCAAGCCCTTCCTCTTTCACCCGGTTATAGCCTGGGAAAAGTCTCAAGTTTGGCATTCCCATTGCCTTCAGAACAATGACTGATTTTGTTGTATTGTTAATAACCATCTGTGTTTCTCCTTTTCAAATTTCAAGTGAAGTGAAGATGGGCCATTTCTGACCCACCTTATTTAGATGCCATCAGCATACCGAGCTGATCCAGGATATCTGAATTCAATACCACCAAGTTTGAATTCACCAGGCACCTCAAATCCACGACCCTTCCGCTGTGGTTCTGTGAACCGAAGAGGCATGGGAACATGCATGACAACCTTGTCTATGTCCTTGGTATAGGCCATCATCCGATCAGCAGACCCAGAACCAGCAGTAGCCAGTTCAGACACAGGAACAATATCTGCATCAGAACTCAGATATGGGCTATTGCTGATCAACCACTGAAGGATAGTGGTATCACTGTTATCACTGCGGGGTGTACCAGCAATATAATTCCATTGGCTGGTGGGAAGTAAAAGAGTATCAGCCTTTTCAACCTGAAGAGTATCAACAAAAATATCCCCCATGAAGTCATTGATATCAAAAAGAATCTGACCTGGAGTTTTGTTGACCCATTCAGTCCCACTACCAGGATTTACTACAGTAGCAGCTGTGACATTGACATTATTGATAAATCCCGGAAGATTATGAGTAGTATTCCCCACCATGGCAGTTCTCTGGGCAAGTTCTTCATATGCCCTTCTGGCTATGTTAGACTTCAGCTGAGGCAATGGTCTCTGAAGCTGGATTGCCTGACGAAGTTCTTCATCAGAGTATTCATACCCAGTTGCCCCAAGCTCTACAGGCACTGTGATCTTGTCAGTTCCAATTTCAGCAATCGGAACATTCAAGGATTTGGTGCCGACAAATTCAGCAATAGCAGCTCCATCCATGAAGAAGTATGTCACTGATTCTGCCCATTCACCAGCTTCATTGGTGATAGGAATAATCTGAGCATAAGTGATGGCTTTGTATTTCTTCTCATACATCTTGCTCTCAATATGCGTAAGCTGAGAGAGAAGAAAAGCCAGCCCAGTTGCTGCATCATAAGCAAATATTTTCATCCTGTTCTCCTTTTAAAAAGTGTTTAAAGTTTGAAGTTTGAATCACCCCACAGATTCATGTAGGGTGATTACACAGATTTCAGTTTAAGATACAGCAGCCGTTGGTGTTCCTTCTACAAGCCAGTTTGTACCATCAGATATAAGCACAGCAGAATCAGAACCATCAAAGGTGATGATAGTTCCATCCAGGAATGATGCTGGGGTGATTACCTGATCCCCACCATCAACCAGCATTTTCATACTGACTCGTTGACCAGAAAAACCTGCTGCAAGTCCCCCGGTAGATGCCCCAAGAGTGGAATCAAAAATGAATAAATCTACATCAAGAGCCATGGCTGCAGTTGTTAGTGCAGTAATAGTTACAATTGCCAGCCCTTCACGAGCAATTACTTTCCAGGATGAGCCAGAAAATAAAAGGGTAAAAGAATTACCAGCTTCTGTAAGCCGTAATGTTGCTCCAACAGCAAGGCTGGCAGGAGTGATAACTACATCCCCACCATCTACTGCCAGAATAATATTCATCACCTGGCCTTCTGTACCGGCTGCGAGAGTTGCTGTGGTGGCTCCCAGAGTGGTATCAAAGGATACTACTTTTGCAGTCAATGGGATTGCCCCAGAGGTAGCTGTGATGCTAACCATATCAGTATCAAGTTCAATACCGATTGAAGAAATAATTTTCCATGCTGAATCTTCAAAAATCAGCTCACAGGTATCACCTACATCATTAAAGGCAATAGTGGTACCATCAGTGAGATTAGCAGGAGTCACTACTTGATCCCCACCATCTGTTATCATCTTCAGGATTTTTCTTTGACCATCCACTCCATCAGCAAGAGTTGCTGTAGAAGTGCCAGCTGTAGTATCAAAGAGGGATGTTTCAGTCAGGAGGGATATGGCCCCACTTGTTGCTACAATAGTATTAGCAGCAGGAGCCACTACACCTTGAGCAACTATATTCCAAGAACCATCTGCAAATTTTAAGGTTGCAGTATCCCCAACATCATTGAAAGTGATAGTGGTACCAACCAGAAGATTGGCAGGGGTCAGCACCTGAGCTCCCCCATCAACTATCATGATAAGTGTCATTTCCTGACCTTCTATGCCATCTGCAAGTGTTGAAGTAGAGGCACCCAGAGTAGTATCAAAAAGAACTACCCCAGAAGTCAAGGCAATGGCACCAGAAGTCGCAGTGACTTCATTGACTGTAGAATTGATGCCCAACTCAGATAACAGAGTCCAGGAACCATCTGTGAAGATGAGCTGGCAGGTATCAAAGGCATCATTGAAAGTAATGGTAGTTCCATTGGCAAAATTGGCTGGGGTAACAACAGCATTACCACCATCAACCAGCATTACCAGGATTTTACGTTGGCCTTCAACTCCATCAGCAAGGCTGGCAGCCATGGCACCAAGAGTAGTATCCACATAAGTAATCTGGGTATCAATCCCAACCACTGCAGTAGTGGCTGTGATGGTCTCAGAGCTATCAGGAGCCAAAATGGTTCCATAACCAGAGGCATTCAGACGTACTTTTGCAATTCCACCTGCTGCTGTAGTAGTTTCAAATGTGGCACCTGTAACAACATCAGCATCCCCACCACTGGTATCTTTACGAAACCGGCCAACCACATCAAGCGGTGAAGTATCAGCAGTATGCCTGAAATAAACCAAGTCACCAGGAACAACCGATTGTTCTACATATACCCAGATTTCACCAAAGTCAATAATATTCATTTCACGGTACTGGGCATACAAGTGGAGGTCACTTGAATTTTCTGCCCACGCTGAAGTCATCTCTGTGATCCCAATAAAGCTCTGGCCTGTTGTTGTAGGCAATTTAGCCTGATTGTCTGCAGTTCCTCTGACAACTGCCCGGCCAAATGGAATATCTCCAGTTTGGGCAACCTTAGATATGATGTTGATAAGGCCAAGATTGGCTCTCTGGCCTTCATAAGCAGCATCATGTTCTGCTTCATAAGAGGTTTGTACTGGCATATCTGTTCTCCTTATATATTGTTAAAAAGGTTAATACTTCAGCAGGTGTTATCCTTCCAGGCCAAGCTGGTCTGTCATATACTTGCCCCTGGCTGAGTCACGGGTGATTTCTTTCCCATCTTTGTCTTTGAGCAAATCTGCCTGAAGACTGTCCAGAGAGGTTTTAGTGCTGGTGGCCCGTTTAATGGCCATATCATAAGCTGCATCAATATAGTCAATGGACTTTCCATCCAGCTCCATATCCGGGAGCACATGATCAATTACTGCTGTTTTTAATTCCTTGGAACAGTCAGTACATTCTGGCATTTTATCTCCAAGGATTCTTTTTGCCTGGGCCAGAAGTTCTGCCCGATCAGAAACCAACTTGTTGATATCTTCATCAGACATCTGATCTTTTTTCATGGCATCCTTTTTAGCTTCTGCTTTGTCCTTTTCTTTTTTGAGTTTCTCCTTTTCCTTTTCATCTTCCTCTTCCTTCTTTTTGAACCCTTCCACTTCAGCATCATGGGAGGCTTTGAGCTTTTCAATTGCCTGAACAAGTTGAGCATCCTCTGTTTCAAATTGGATGCCATCGATAGTAATTTTGATCATATTTTTCTCCTTTTGATTATGATCTACAGTTAGTCTGCAAGATGGGCCACACCGACCAGCATCCACTATTGCCAGATGATTCGCTCGAATATTGGTCTGAGCAAATTCATATTTTTCTCCTTCAAAAACCCCCTTTGATTCTTTGAGGTCATTGGAATAGCCTACTGATACCTCAACTTTCCCATCCTTGATTTTTTTGATCTGGTCTTTATCAGTGATAGTTATGGCCCCAGTCAACACTGAATCCTTTTGGGCAACTTCTGAAACTTGACCCTTCTGGAGCTTTTTAACATTATCTATGGTAACAGGTTTGGTAGGATGATCATCCGTCACTACCAGATTTACAAAGCTGTTTATGCTATCAGGATGAAAAACTTCATCCGCTGACCTGAGCACTCCAATCTTATCCATGGCCCTTTTCACTAAGCCAAGCTCAAATCCCATATAGTATTGAACCCCTGTACGAGCAAGCTTAACAGGTGCAGTTAAAAATCCTGTAGTCTTATCCACAATAGCTTTTAAAACCTTGCTATCATCGAATAACAGACCCCTATCATTGTTTTCTATTGCTCTGTCAGTAGCTATTTCTAAATTCTTCTTTAGCATCATTGAACCTCAATGACAGGTGAATAAGTTCACCTGCAGTTTATATCAGTTATCCCAGGCTGGATAAATTTCCCACAAGTCTTTGACCATGCTCCTTTTTTAAGAAGGTATTGGATGCCATCCAATTCATCATGACATTTCCTTACTCTTTCATCATCAGAGGTGTTGAATATACCCTCTTTGATGCCAAGACTTTCTGATCTTCTAAGGGATATTTGGGAATTAATAGTCTGGACTTCATTTCTGGCAATGGTTTTAATCCTATTGGCCAGTTTGCTATTTGCTCCAGTCTTGGCAATTATCTCTTTCTGGATGGTGGAGTATCTGGCCCCACTTACTACTCCATTATTGACAATAGTCTCTACTTGTTTCAGATACTCTTCTGGCAGAGACTTAATCAGGCTTACATTTTTATTCACACTCAGGGCAGTAAAGTCTTCAAGCCCTTCAGCAGTGATTACACTTCCTAAATCAACTCCAGTTGCTCTGGCAATAGTCCTATCAAACTTATTTTTGTTAGCAGTTCCTACCTTATTAACCATAGCAGAAGCAGTAGTTTGAGCAAAGCTGGCAGTAGCAGTTCCAGTGAATAGACCATTTAGCCTTCTGAAGATTACTCCAAGCTGATCCCCAATCCCATCATAAAGAGGGAGGATGCTCTTTAAATTGAATTGAGAATCAGCCACATAGGATGATTCCTGGGTCTTTAAATAAGCAAGCACTTCTTTTCTTACAGAAGCAATAAGCACCTTGCCTAGTTTATTGAGCTGTTTCCTATATGCTATTTCAATGCCCTTTTGGCTTTTTACAGGAGCAGCTATTTTTGTTTTTTTCTTTTTAACCATTTTTCCTGATTTCCAAATCCACAAATCTTTTTATTGGCCTTGCTGCTATTCCAGCGATAACAGGGGGCAGGAACCCATAATTGCCAATCCTAATTTCATCAATTTCATCAGCAGTAAGTATATCTTTGAAGATAACAAATTCATCAAGATTGCCAGTTAATGGATTCACATCATACTGGAAGGACTTGTAACAGCCAAAAGTAATTTCTCCAGTAGCTGCAAAACCTGTATTCCCAAGATTGGCAGTATAGTCAACTCCATGGATAGCTCCAACTGTATCATCCCAAATTCTTATTAACATTGCTTCGGTTCCACCATCATATACTACACCAATATGATACCATCTTCCTGCTTGGAGTACTGACTGGTGCACTGCTGTATTGTAAGTTGTTCCATTATATGTTGCAAGAAAACTTACATGTCCACCATCATTTATTTGAAGGGAAAATGACATCTGATCTGGATAACCTTTATGAATAATTTCATAAAAGATACCGTTAATCCTTGTATCCAAATAAAGCCAAGTACAAAACGAAATTACTACACCACTGCCACTTTTAAAAGGAAAACCAACATCGAGATTTGCATCTGCTATTTCACACCATTCAGTATTTGCACCTTCAAATTCTATACTTGCTGAGCCTTCTTTATACTTTACCAAATCTGCTTCTGGTACTTCCACTCCACCAGTACTATCTAATGTAAGAGTATTCCCACCGATAGAATCTGTTACCAAAGCGCTGCTTTCAAATTTATATAAAGCAACACAGTTGGAATCCTCTGAGAAATTATTTGCCATTATTCCTCTTCACCAAATTCCAGCTCCTCTTCTTTCAATTCCTCTTCAACTCTATTCTCATCAATGGAAACATATGTCCCATTCTCTGCTAATTGAGCCATAGAATCAGAAGGCTTGATGATATCTTGATCAAGATAAATTTGATCCCTTTGGCCATTCTTTAGATCAACCTCTGCTTGCTCTATTTCAGTCAATTGTTTGAGAGGTTTAAATTCATATTCAAATGCATCTTCCCCAGGCAGAGTTGAAGCCAGTATAATAGAATCCATCCAATCAATAGGAGGTCGCAAATCATTCTCCTGAAGGGATTGGACAATATCATAATAGTTAAGCATATCAGACTCCCCGGTGGCATTCTGACCAGCTGGAGAAATGCCTAATAGCCTGGTTACAGGGATATTACTGGCCCCAGCAACTTTCTGTATGAACCTATCATCAATGTCTGGGAGTGTGGTGAAGGTGTTAGTTTTCTTATCATATTCATCTTCTTTATCCAGGGCAATCCCATTAATAATACTTTTCATTTCATGAGCTAATTTCAACCGCTTGATTACAAGGTCATCCCTGCCTTCTGCTACCAGAGAATTGAGCCCATTAATGCGGTATACATCTACATTGGACTCATATATCAGATTATTGATGGATTGAGATACTATCTGGCTGTCTGATATAGGCTCATACAGAGTAGTAAAGATGGAACTACCCCAGTAGTTCTGCTGTTCCAATTCCATAATGGTCTTTACATCCCCATTAATCTTGTATAATCGGGTATGATGAATCCTTTGCCCATCTCTTGATACTGTATAATATTCTGGTTTGCCAAAATTGCTTGATAAGATATTCCGGTCTATTGCATCTGGATATATATTGTATCTATCTAATATGATGAAACTCTTCAGTGACCCTTCTTTTATATTATCAATCTCCAGTGGTTCTTCTTGATCATCACCTTCTATAATAGAAAGTATTACAGCCCCACCAAATACTCTTGCCCATTTAGATGCTAAATTAACAGCCCCTTTAACATTAAATTCACTCAGAGCAGTTTCTATTTCCTTCTTTTTATCAGCATCTGTGATAAGAAGATTTCTCCATTTTCTGGTAGCATCATCAATAGGGATATCTACAACCTTAGCAGCCAACCAATTATAGACATAGAGATTATGGGCTGTAATTTGGGTGATCCTTAAACCCACTTCATACAGAACATTCTTTCTTGGGTCTTTACTCCCCCCAATCCCTTTCAATATGCTTTTAAATCCATCTTTGACAAATGATATAATAGGATTTTTCATAGTTCAAACCAAGTCATCTTTATTTGGAATAATAAACCATCACCATCAAGACTGGCAATCAATAACCCATATTTTAATGCTGGATTTAATTCAAAAGGAAGTCCTCCCAGATTACTACCAGGATTTGAATTAACAGGATTAAGGGTATTTGAAAGCACAGCATCACCTGAGAATCTTGTGCCTGGAGACCAATTGCTTCCACCTTCCATTAAAGTACTTTTTGGGGCAGGAAATTCATATCGCCTATTAGAGCCAATTAATGGAGTGCCATCAGCATCAGCAGAAGAGCCAGAATATAAATCAATGGTAAATGGTCCACCAGTTGCTCCAAATAATAAAGGATTAAATGTTATATTCTCTCCAGTATATGCAGAAGGATCAAACAATATATGTTTTACTTCAGTAGACCCAAATGTAAGATAATCTTCATAAGAGAATGATTTGCCAACTGCATACAGTTCCTCTTGGTATGAAGAATTTATTTGAGCACCAAATGAACCAACTGTGGATCCAGGACCAGGTGCATTTCCAATCATGTTAACCTCTATATTAAATATTCATGAATCCCAAAATGAAAATCAATTAATTTTCCAGTCTGACCAACACAAGCACATCTTGCCCAGACCTTATCTCCAGCAGCACCCCTTATGGTTTTAATTTCAGATATGCCTGAATCATTGTTATTAGATTGAGAAGTATATGGGAATTCAGTGAACTCTTCTGCAACTAATTTTGCTGCAAAGTTAACTGTTTCCCCAAGCATAATCTGAATTATAAATGGGGCTGTTGAATCAGTGGTTACTATCATGACCCTGTGGCCATCAAATCTGGTCATCCCAGATGAAACAGGAGTATCTGTAGAACCAAGGACTTGAACCCAAGAGCCAAAATCACTTGCTCCAGCAGTTAAGCGGAATGGCAGAATAACACCATCCATTCTATCTGCTGAATGAAGCTCCCCTGATGCAGCAGTTGCCAAGCCAAACCATTTCTCCCTATTATGGAAATGCTTTTCAACTTCAATAATCTCTGCAAGAGAATCTATGGTGTTCTCCAAAATTTCATGTATTGGTGCCCCATTTCCTATCATAGATCAGCCCTAACCCTTCCTGCTTGATCAACAGCCCAGATATAAATATCAATTCCAGCTGTAGCAGATATTACTTCACTTCTGCTATTTTCAAATATCATCACCCCTTCACCAACCAAGGTAGGAGCAGCAACTCCAGTCATTTTATAAGTTTGGAGATATTCTGCTGGAGCTTCAGTGACCTTATGGATCACTCCAGAAGTAACATCAGTTGCCACTTTTGTCCAAGCCCCTTCAGGGCAATCTACAAATACTGGATTTGCCATCAATCTGCCTCCATAGCAGCCTTTAAAGAATTGGTTGCATTTTTATTAATGAAAGCCACCTCAATGGCAGTCATCAAGGTGTCTATATCATCATCAAATTCCCCATTCGGGAACTCTCTTGCTTCTTTGGTAATGTTATCAACCCCTTCAACAGAGGTATATAACACAACTCTGCCAGACTCTATATAAGGGGCTGCATCCTCTGCTCTAAAGACTTTATCAGTAGACCTGGGCACCTCTATTACTTTTAAACGAAGTCTCTTCAGCTCTTGTAATAGGCCTGTTCCAGAGGACTTATCTTCTATATACATCCCTCTTAAAGTAGGATCACCAACATTCTCTCTGGGAGTGTTGTGTTTTCTATAAAAAAGCTCAGCTTCAACTCTCAATTCTGGAGCTTCAAATTTGTCCCTCTTTTTATCAAGCAAATGGATTCGATCATCCATCCCATAACCCCAAGCCTGGAATATAGTCCAGTCATTTTGGGTCTTGGCTTTCTGGGCAGTATCTGCTGTGATGAATTTGAACTTTAAGGGTGGCACTTTCTTGCCCCAAGTCCACCATTTATCCTTAAAGATGTTGCCACCTGATACTGTGGGATTGCCTTGGTATAGAGATTCCCAACTTGCTGGGGCCATCAGTGCTTTTTTGCCTTCCAGGAACTCTTTTGATTTAAGCTCAGGGAATAATGGCTCTCCAACTTCCCTGTGTTCTTCATCCTTGGTAGCAATAGCTTGATAATTAATCAATTTGACTTTTCTGCCAATCTCTTTAAACTTATCAATCATCCTACCTATAATATCATGAGTAGTCCAACGAGTCATGATGACAATAAGACCAGCTAAATCACTGAACCTTGTATTAAAGTCATCAGTGAACCATTCCCAAATCTTTTGGCTCCAGGTAACAGATGCTGCTTGCTCTCTACCTTTTACAGCATCATCTATAACCCCAATATCAAGACTCTCTCCAGTGACCCCACCACCTGTAGTGGTATTCCTGAATTGCCCTTCAGTGACTTCTCCTTTATCATCCACAAATTCCAGATGATTAGTAGTCCTTACAGCAAGCCCCTTTTTATCACTCAGCATAGTATCAGGAAAAATTTTTTGATACTTAGGATTGGTCATCTGTCGTTGCTGAGAGAGATTACAACGCACTCCTAATGTATCTGAATAAGAGGCATATATTGATCTCAGTTGTGGTATCTTTCCATTCATCCAGGCAATAAAGTCCATAGCAGTCCAAGACTTGCCATGCTGAGGGGGTGTCTGTATTAAAAGTATTGGTCTCAAGCCCTTCTTATAATCAACATAAAATTGCTGTAGGTTCTTACACAGGTCAGCCATAAACCAATTGGCATAGAAGTTGTCTGGCCTCATAAACTGCCTATAAGCAAAGAAATTGACCCTGGATTTCTGAATCCACCATTCTTCTAACAGGTCTATGTCTTGGGCTGCTAAATTCATTTATACAAATCTCATCAACCTAAGTCTGACCTTGTAGAAAGCAACATATAATGAATCATGATTTTTGAACATCCATTTATATGTTATCCTTTTAGCTAACCAGATACCATTTTCTTTGTATTCACCAACCATTTTACCCCTTTGTGAACTTCCCTATCAACTGTGATATAAGGCCAACTGGCGAAGGAGTCTTTGTTATAGCTTCATATTTCTGGGCCTTCTCTTTTGACCTCTTCCCAAAGTATGAGTTGACTATACCGGCTGAGATGCCCAGGACAGAGGCAATTAAAGGCCATATATCAGCCACTGCCTGGACCATCTCTTCATTGCCGGTTATTATAGCATAGCCAATAGGCCCAAGGGTAATCACTACACCAAATCCTATTAATCTTGATTGATCTCTGGCTATGTCTGGCCTTGTGCTATTCCCTATTGTATCCACATCAGCCAACGCACGAGTTATATCAACATGGGCCTGTATTTCTGCCAATTCAACATCAAACTTCTTTTCAAGCAGAACAACCGCTGAGTCATTGGGCAGAGAACTTATGACCTTTATGGCATCTTGTCCTGTAGTGGACTCAGTCAGCTGTTTGTCTCTGGGTAGAGCTTCGTTGACTACACCCAAAATTTCAGTCACTATACCTAATGGTGGAATACTCTTCAGAGCAGCACCACCAATCTTTAATAAAATTGATTCTAAGTCCATTATTTTCTCACAGTATTTGGATGGGTTTGTAAATGAAGGTGATATGCTCCATTTTTTATCTTGTGATACATACAGCAGACTTTCCCCGGTCTTTGGGGATCATACTGCCATCTGCTATTGACCATGGTCTCTATTGCCTTGCCAATAGCCTCATTTTTACACCCCCAATCAAGCCCTCTCAAGGGTAGCTGACCATGAACCCCATTGTCTCCTATTCTAAAGAGACTGGTCACTTCAAATTCCACTCTTGTAGAACTCTCCATTTCTGTGGCCATCTTCCTTAGATTATAATCAATAAACTCAAGTTGCATCAAATCAATTTTCATTTTTCTACCTTATATATAACAGGAGCTTTTGCTTTTTTTGCTTCATCAGCCTTACTGATATTAGTGTCTGTGAGGTTTGCCATAAATGCTAAACAGACTATAACAACAGCCCCATAAACAATCCGCTGAAGGAGCTTGATTTTATAAGTATTGATGGTACAGGGCAAAGTAGACATTTTCTCCTTAATGCATGCTACATCAGCAATAAGAGTCTCTTGTTTGGTCTCCACCCTGACTATGGCTTCAAGAATCTGACTGCTCATCTAAGTCCTCAACATCAAGTTTTGGGACTGGAATGCCTCTTTTCTTCAATTGCTCTTCAGCACTCAAATTGGTATTGGTATTATTGTTTATTATCAATACCTCTGGATCTTCCTTTATACCATAAACATTTGAGGACAATAATTTGATCAAACCATTGTTGACTGTAGAGGATGGTTCATAAGCATGCTCTCTGATTTTGTCTCTCCACTTCATGGCTCCTATTTCTAATCCGCTGTCCATCGCTCGCTTGAATTCAGGGAAGTTAGCCATCCATCTTAGCAGTGTTTCTTTTGCGCATTGTAAGGCTGCACAGCAATGGGCTTTTGTTCTACACTGATCATCTCTTGATAGAAGTTCAAAAACAATATCACAGTATTCAGGCTTGTAACTGTATGTCCCAAATTTTCTATGTCTATTTCTATCAATTGGTCCTACAACAGATGGTTGATCTTCAGAAGTAATATGATCAGGAAGTTTTCCAGAAGGCATTTGATATCCTTGGAGTAAAAAGATTTAAATTCGATTTCCCTAACTATACCTTATAATAGGTAAAAAAGTAAAGTCTTTTTTACTTCTCCAGTGGAAAAGTTTTACTTCTCTCTAAAGCACTGATATTACTACCTTTCAAGAGAAGTAAAGTATTTGATAATTACTTCTGAAGTACTTCTGTAGTACTACCCATAAATAAAGTACTAATATTACTACTAAAATAGGTTAGATAGGTTTTTTAGGTTTGTTCCCTACCGGGTTCGGGGAGTATAGGGTATACTTTTTATTATTTTTAAAAAAGTATATCGTTTATTCTCTAAAGTCGGGGGAAGGAAATAAACCTATTTAACCTATTAAACCTATTTTAACCTATAACGGCAGGCTTGCACAAATTAGGTTTGCAAAAAGTTGACCTATTTTCGGTGTGGGTTAAACCTATCGAGAATTCACTGTGCAGGTTTAATAGGTTAAAAGTAAAATAAGTTTAATAGAGTCTAATTCTTTTTAGACCTATTAAACCTATTAAACCTATTTATACTTTTACGAGAAAACTGTGGTTTTAATAAGACTTTTTTTATAAATCCTATTTATTTAATAAATCCCGTTTATTTAAGGGCCAAATCAGCCCATTTATAATCTTCTTCAGTCCAATCTTCAGGCACAGAACCATACTCAATATCTTCATGTTCATCTCTGAGTGAAGTATCTCTATATAAATTTTCTTCAATCTTTAATACTTCAAGGAGTACTTCATTTGGCAAAAGGTATCCTTCTTCTTTCAAATCTCTTTCTACAATATCTATTGGGACTCCATATCTGGCAAATAGAGTCTTTGAAGATATAGGCATGTTATATATTTCACCTAACATACCAATTAATCTTATTTTTTCAGGCCTTATCCTTTGTCTCAAAGTCTTCATAGTGTTCCATATTTAGATTCATATACTACTTTGTTTGGCTTAAATTCTATTTCTGTATATTCATCTTTTATCCATTCAAAAGAGTATACAGTCAATGCCAGAAGAATAGCTAGCAGAAGCCATGGCCTTATAAAGCCTTCAAATTCATCCATTTTTCTTCACTATCAACCACCTAACAATATTTGATGATCTCTTCTTTAGGGATAGGCCACCCAGTACCATATCAACCATAGTGGAAAAGAACTTCCCAACAGTTCGGGAGTTCTTAGCCTTATTGCCCAAAGCATCAGTCAAGGCATTTCCAAGCTCTGTTTCTTCAGATTCGAAAGCTCCAAAAGCTGATTTAATTACTTCCCTGGTGGTGAATTCATCCCCATTAAAAACAGCCTGTAGTTGAGTAAGCACATCCAGCTTAGATAATTGTAGAGGGTCATCTTTTTGGTTATTCTTTACAGCATCATTTACATCAATGCCACTTACTTTTAACAATGGCCTGCGAACAAACTGATCCCATAATTTAAACCGGGTTGAGCCACCAACCTCCAGCATGCCCTTTCCATTGACTATGATAGATAGCAAAGCGGAAATTATCTTTTTTCGATTATCCATTGCCCATTGCCCAATATTATCTCTTTTAAACACTCTTGTGTTAGGGTCTTCCATATCAGGATTGATGGTGATAGGGTATATGCGGGTGGCAAAATCCCCCACAAATTTAATGCCATTTCCTGTGAATATCCAGATAACTGAAGATGGCACCTCTATGGTTTTATTCTCTCCAAGCTGCCTCCCGCCATATACATCATTGGACATAGCCATAGCCAAACGGCCTGATTGGATAGTACTTCCCTGTTTAATATTATCAAATAATACACAGCTATGACCCTCTTGAAGTATAGCCAGAATGTGTTTGCCAAGTTCTTCTTCATCTTCACTCCAGGAGCTTGCAGCCACAGGCCTATTAAATACTGAATAAGAAAGTAGTTGGGCCAGGGTGGTCTTACCAGAACTCTGGATGGGGGATACTATACCAAAACCAGGCATCCCGGTATCTCCAGCAATAGTGGGCCTTTGAATAGCAGTTAATAGAGCAGCAATTGCTACCACTCTATCTAATTCTTCAGCAAAAGGGAACTCATCCAGAACTACCTTAGAAATATATTCATAGGCCACTTTTGGATCCATTTTAGTCACTTTAAGCTTTCGGTGGAGTAGAGTATAAAGGCCTGTGATTTTGTTGTAGCCATTCTTCTGCACTAAGTCCCATTTGTTGTCTATAAATGGGTGTTCTACTATCCCTGTGAGGGATTTAAAGTGATTGTTGTTTGCTTCTCCTATCATATGTAGTACTCTTGTTGGGCATTCAATATCTGTTCCTGTTTCATTGGTGAAGATAACATCCTTTTCTAATCTGCCACCAAGGGAATAGTATGGCCTCATGAAGTGTTTTATAATAGGGATTTTTGGATAATCTTTTCCAAGCTCTGCTAATTTAGTACACTGCCTGATAGTTTTTGGTATCCCCAAAGCAACACTGGCCAAGCCACCTCCCATCTTAAACACCTGGGGGTACTTTTTGGATTCAGCCAACACAGTTCCTGCTGCTTTAGACACATCCCCTCCATTGATAGCTGTACACTCCAACTCAAATACCCCTTTGGACTTTCTCTCTTCTGATTTGGCTGCTTTGGCCCTCTCTGCCTTTTCTTTATTGGCTTGTTCTTCTGCTATTTTAACAGTCTTTTTTACATCATTTACTCCAAAACCAATCTTGATCACTATCTGAGCAATAGCAGTAGTCCTATCCATTGGACTCAAATTTAATATCTTCTGAGCAAAATTGGCTTTGACTGTCAAGGTGTTCTCTTCTTTGATCCAGTATAGTACTTCCTCAAGGGTGGGATTATCCACAATCTCTACAGCACTATCCACAGACCTACCAATATCATCAAACCTATCCTGCCACCGCTTATCATTCTTTTCAGTAGAACTCATGCCCCTCTTAGCTGCGTTCATAGCCCCTTCCAGCATTTCCTTTACCGTAAGGGCAGGAACCTTCTTATTTATTAGTGAGAGAGCGAGTTTATTCAACTCTTCATGGTAGTTTTCGGCTGTTAATATCTTTTCTACTCCAGCAGCAAGGTCATAACTATCTGAAGTACTGCTGATACCATTCCTTATTACTTTGTTAGAAGGATCAGGCACCCAGAAAAGCTCACCCATCTTCTGGACATAACCCAGGAAGTTCTTCACTGGGTCTTCAGCTCCTTCACAGATTCTCTTCTGAATATAGATAGGCTGAGCACAATTCAGAACACTATCATCAATGATATTGCCCCAGCCCTTCTCCTTATTATAGCCTTTTATCCAGGCCCGGATATCAAGATTGTGGACTGGAGTATTGAGCCAGAAGAAGAGATGGCACTTCAATTCTTTAGTGGTCAGACCATAAGAAGATGAATATTGATAGATATAATCTGCGGAATGGAATGGCTCAGGAAGTTGCTCTGTGATAAAGGCTTCAATATCTGGATTTTTATATCCATCAATATCTAAGCAGAACAGGCTCAAGTTCCTATCTGTTATAGTAGGTTTGAGCCCATCTTGGTGATCTGACCTTTTCCGTCTGATCATATTCTCTTTGTCAGTTCCATCTATTATGGCTCCATGGATCATGAAGACTGAATGGTCTTGATTAGTCTGTAGAATTTCATAGGCTTGTTGGAGAGTTTTAATTGGTATTTCAAATCCTTTGAAGTACTTCCCAGCCTTGTAATTCTTTTTCAGCTCCCACTCCCCCTGCTCAAATGCAAAGGTCTTTGTGGCCACCCCTTTAAGGGGCATTAGAAAATTGAAATTATGTTCCATATGATTCATCCTTCCTTTCTTGGTGCTTCCCATCCATCATGAATTAAACATCCATCTGTCATATCCCCAATACAAGTGCAGGCTGGATCACTAATTTCTGGTGTGATTTTAATCTCTGTTATGGTAAAATTAGTTTGCCCAATATCAATATATACAGTTGCCTTATCCATTTAAATCCCTTTCCAATAAATTAGGTTTAGTAGGTTTATAACCTATCTAAAAATAAAAATAAAGAAAAAAATTAATTTTTCTTAATAGGATCAATTGGTTATAAGACCAATATTGAGATATCTAATGATTCCAAATAGTTATGACTTATCTATTTCCCCCTATATAATAAGGTATAAATATTTAAAAAACAAAAATAAATGTTTACTTTTGGTTTTTAGTCCTATATACTGTATTTAACAAAACAAAACAAACTTACAAAAAAGGAGCAAAAATGGAACGAAAACAAATTATAGACAAAGTAGTCAAGCTCATGGCCCTCTCAGAAAATAATTCAAACTCAGCCGAAGCAAAAGCTGCTAAAAATATGGCTGCTAAGCTCATGGCCAAGCATGATATCTCGGTTATAGAAGCAAAAGAGAAGCCACAGTTTGGAGAAAACCAACGGATGCTGGCTCGAAAGAATCACAAAAAAGAAGATACCATCCTTTTTAATTGTATAGCTGAATTTAATGGAGTGTGTCTGCTCACTCATAAGGGCAACAAATTTTTTAAGGCATCATACATCTTTGTAGGCAGGGCTCAAGATATTGAAGGTAGTGATTATATGATAGATGTGGTTCTTCAGCAAAGGGAATATGCTTGGAAAAAATATCTCAAGGCTAACAAAAAAAGGCTTGAGGGCACTACACAAGGGAAGGAACGTGGACTGTGGATGTATGGCTTTGGCTTTGGAGTTAGAGCAAAATTAGAAGAATTAACCAGGATGAAAAATCAGAAGGTTCAAGAATATGGCTTGGTGCCTGTAAGCCTTAAAGACCAAGCTCTGGCAGAATACCAAAAAGATCACCAAATAAAAGACTCTAAATCAAAAATTACCAGATATAATCCTGCTGGATTTAATTCAGGCAAAGATGTTCATATCCATAAGGGAGTAAGCAAACAGACTTCAACCAAACAGATAGGATAAGGAGCTAAAATGAAAACCACTTTTAAAATATCTAAAGATTATACAAATGATGAATATCAAGTAAAAGCATATGAGGATGGCAAACTGAATCCTAAAAGGACATATTTCACAGATGACTTGACAGATGCTAATGATACCAGGTCAGCCATGATAGAAGAAGAGAATATCAAGAATCCACCTGAGCCGGATCCCCTTATAAAGCATTTAGAAAACACAATTAAAAGATATGAGGGTGTTGCTGGGGCTCAGGAGATAATAGGAGATAAAGAGCTCAAAGCTGAATATGAGGCAAAAGTAGATGCTCTTCAAATTCTTATATATGAAATTAAAAATAACCTGATAAGGGGCTTACCTTTGGAGACTAAACACTTTTCCCTCAATCCTAATCAAGATGAATTAGTTGAGGCAATATCCTGCATCAGAAAATTCTTGGAAGCAATAGAATCCTAAAAGATATCAAGCATTTAAAAAATATTAAAAAAAATAAAAATAATCCTTTACTTTAACCTATTAAACCTATATAATGAATTTATTGATCGGGTGAAAATTTACCAAACTTAAAAACTTATAAACTTAAAAGGGGAAACAAAATGAAAGATCAAGGAGAAAAAATCAATTTTATAAAAGATGAAATTAAAAAACTTAACGAGAGAACCAAGGCCAAGGCCAAGGCCAAAGCAACGGCAAAAGCAACTTCTAAAAAAACAGCAACCAAAAAAATAGTTTCAAAAAAAGCCACCACCAAAAAAGGAGAAAAGAAAATGGGAAAAACAACAGTGCCGGATTTTATGAAAAATTTTAAAATGGTTCCTGGGATGCTCATCGGGAACAGAGATGCGAAAGTTTGGATGTATGGAACTCTCAAATCCAGGGCCGCAAGGCCTGCTATTAAAGAGGTCAAAGGGGTTAAGGCTGTTGAGGCAAAAAAAGCTGTAAAGGCTGTAAAAGAAAAAGTAGCCAATACTGGCAGGGTTATCCAGGAAGCAGTAAAAGCTCAGGCTGCTATTAAAGAGGTCAAAGGGGTTAAGGCTGTTGAGGCAAAAGAAGCTATTGAAGGCCTGCCTACTCGCTACCAAGGCTTTGCGATTGGTAACACCCCGGAAATCCTGAATGAGATGATTGCTCGAATTGCTGATCAGGGCTTTTATCCTGATAATGAAGGAGCTCACCAGCCCATTGATGAAGTAAAATTTTCTGCTCACTATACCATGGAAGATGTTAAAGGCTTCAGAAGTGCAGTAAAGCTGGCCAAAGGACCAGGGAAATATAATGAGGTTGGCTTAGCCAAGAAAAAGGCAGAAGAGAAGGGTGTTGCAGCCAAGAAAAAGGCTGAGGGAAAGGCTGCTGCTGATAAGAAAAAAGCAGCTGAGAAAAAAGCTGGGGAAGAGAATGATGCCAATCTCAGTGGAGACAAAACTGAGGGTGGATGGCCCAAGTCATAACCAATAACCTTTAACCCATGACCCAGCCCCCAGACAACCTGGGGGCTTTACAAACTTAAATTAGAAATTTAAAAGCACAATATGATAGTTATAAAGTTGGAATATTTAGTAGGGTTGAACCTGTGTAGTTCTATCCTCTTAAATATTCACAGCATCACTAACCCACAACCTTAAAAATAAGGAGAAAAGTATGGGCACTTTTGATAAAGTTCTTTTCATAGATTGGTGTTATTTAGCAACCATAATAGGATCAAGCTTGACCATTATTTTCAGCACTATTGCTATTTTTTATAGCATCAGGGCACTTAACCTAATAAATAAGGAGAACAAATATGGCAGATGAAGAAGGGGTCAAAGCCTGGGTTATAGCAGCCCACAGGTTAAAAGAGGCAAAAGAAACTGAGCTGAATTTAAGAGTACCTATCTGTGAGCAAATACTGGATGGGAAAATTAAAGGAGCCAAAAAAGGAAGCATTGGCAGGTTTACACTAACTGCTACTGCTAAAATCAATAACAAGGTGGATGCTGAACTATTAAAAGTCGGCTGGGAAGAGTTAACACCATCAGAGAAGGCTTGCATTAAATATACCCCCAGCCTTATAGCTGAAGAATATAACAAGCTTAAAGGGGTGGTAAAGCTCCATAGGTATGTTGATTCTAAGCCTGGCACACCTTCCCTTGCTGTAAAAGGAGGCAGCTCAAATGGCAATTAAATTCACCACAACAAAGCAAAGTTCAGATTATATAAGGTGTATTGTTTATGGCCCTTCAGGAATTGGGAAAACTATGATGGCCAAGACAGCACCTGCCCCGGTCATTATCTCTTCTGAGAATAAACTTATAAGTTTGAAGGATGAAGAAATCCCGGTGATCCAGGTTCATGATCATATTGATCTGGAGGAAGCATACAACTTCCTGGTAACTAATAAAAAAGCAGCTGGATTCAAGACTATTGTTCTGGATTCTATCAGTGATATTGCAGAGGTTGTCCTGGAGTATTTCCGAAAAAATCCTGTAGATGGGAACACTCATCCACAGGCAGCATATGGTTCCTTGGCTGAAGTACTTCTGCCCCTTATAAAGAAATTCAGAGATATCCCAAATAGGCATGTTTATTTCATAGCCAAAGCAAAGCGGATCAAAGATGAATATACTGGGGTGACTTCTTGGAATCCTATGATGCCAGGCCAGCAACTTGGCCCAGCCCTTCCTTATCTCTTTGATTTTGTCTTTGCTATGAGGATGGGGGAGACTGATAAAGGGGTCAAATACCGCTACCTTCAAACAGAGGGGGATATTCAATGGCTGGCCAAAGGGATTGAGACTCTCAATGCTATTGAAGAACCTAACCTGATTAAAATCTTTAACAAGGCTTTGGGGGTGACAAAAGAATCAGCAGAAGCTGAGAAGGGAGCTGATTGAGATAAAATTGGGCAAAGATACTATAAAATAATAACTCAAATCAATTAAAATTAAAAGGAGAACAAAATGGCTGAACTCGGTGGAGCATTTGATAGTGGTGGACATGATGATATGAATACTGGTTTTGACCCTATTCCTGCAGGGAAATATGCAGCCCAAGTGGTAGAATCTGACTTCAAACCTACTGCCAGAAAAGATGGGAAGTATATCAAGCTGAAGTTTGAAATCCTTGAAGGGGAGTTCAAAGGAAGGTTCATCTGGACAAATCTCAATGTGGTCAATCCTAATCCGGTTGCTGTAGATATAGCCAATAAGGAATTGGCAACCCTTTGCCGGGCATGTGGAGTATCAGTTATTCAGAATACTGAACAACTTCATGGTATTCCTATTCGGATGAAAATCAAAATCAAACCAGCCAAAGGAGATTATCCAGCAGGGAATGAACCCATTGGATATGAGGCTTTAACAGTTGGGGCTCAAAGTGGTACTCCTGATTTTGCTGCTGAAGGCCAGGATGAGTCAGCCAGCAAAGAGGCAGCTGAAACAGGGGATGTCCCTTGGCCAACTGAATAATAACATTTAACATACCAGGGGTGGTGGAAGTCCACTCCGAAAGGAACACCATGAAAAAGATGATCATTGAAGTCATAATAGTGGGCTTTATAGCATTATTATCAATAATTCCTATTGCCTATTATTTATCTCACACCCCCAAAGTCCTCTGGTCTTATACTCAAGACAAATGCATCAAAATGATAGTAATTGAAAATGGTAAAGAAGTCATAAAAGATTGTTCTGATATCCCTGAAAGATATGAAAGGATATGGGTGAAATAATGGGATATTATGCATATTGTGATAGGTGTGGAGAAGGAATAAAAAAACCAGAATTTCATGATTTAAGACAAGGATATGTTGAATGCTGGCATTGTGGGGAACAATGGGATCATATAGATAAAATTGATTCTCTTTTTGATCTCATAGAAGATTTACAAGAACAAATTAATAATTTGAAAGGAGAAAAATAATGGCACAGTTACCAATAGACACCAGATTGAAGACTGAACAGGCAATTGAAGATGGGCTCATTGTTCAAGATTTCAGGCCATATTTAGGCATATCAGGTATAGGAGAAAAATGCCCCAGGAGCTTGTTCTATGGCTTTCGGATGTGCTCTGTGAAGACTATAACCCAAAGAGTTGCCAGGCTGTTCCAGAGAGGGCACCAGGAAGAACCAATCATCCAGGCAGACCTTAGAAGGATAGGCATTTGGCACCATGATGACCAGAAAGAGGTAGTTACAGGTCATGGCCACATTAAGGGGCATATTGATGACCTATTAGATTTTGTCCCAGATGCTCCTAAAACCACTCACCTTGGGGAGTATAAGACCCATAATGATAAAAGCTTCAAAGCTCTAAAGAAACAAGGCATGCTGAAAAGTAAACCAACCCATTATGCTCAAATGATCTGCTATATGGATGAATTAGAACTGAAAAGAGGACTTTATATAGCAGTCAACAAAAATGATGATGAAAGATACTATGAACGGGTATCAGCCAACCCGGAAAAGGCCAAAGAACTTATCCAGAGAGGTGTTGATATAATAGGCTCAGAAGTCCCTCCAACCAAAATGGCAAGCTCTACATGGTTTGAGTGTAAGTGGTGTGACCATTATGAAGTCTGCCATTTCGGGGCCATTCCTCTGAAGAATTGTAGAACCTGCCAAAATGGAGATATCCATGATCATGGTATTTGGGCCTGTGGTCGGCATGATATAAATTTATCATTTGAGCAGCAGAAATTGGGCTGTAAATATTATGATCTATTAGGTACACTAAAATGATTAAACTTAGAGATTATCAGCAGGAAGCCATCCAGGCCATATTCAAATACTTTTATTCTGGCAAGACAGGCAACCCGCTGGTTGTAGCTCCAACAGGATCAGGCAAAACCATCATTATCAGCGGTCTTTGTAAGCATGTATCTGATAATTGGCCTGGACAGCGTATTCTTATTGTTAGCCATGTTAAAGAAATATTAAGGCAGAACTATGAGGCCATGAAGAAACACCTTGTAAACAAAGAGATAGGGCTGTATAGTGCTGGTTTAAATAGTAAGACATTACAGGATATAACTATCGCAGGGATCCAGTCGATATATAATAAGCCTGAATTATTTGATAACTTTGATATTATTATAGTGGATGAAGCTCACACTATCCCTCATACAAAAAATGGTATGTATCATAAATTTTTTAAGCAGGTAGAAAAGCCAGTAATTGGTTTCACTGCTACTCCTTTCAGACTTGGAACAGGGTATCTTCATCAAGGCTTAGGAGCATTTTTTGATGATATAGTTTATACCATACCTATCAAGAAGCTACAAGATGCTGGTTATCTTTGCAAGCTATCTTCAAAGGGCACCAAGAAAAGGCTTGATGCTACTGATATGAGGAAGCAAGCTGGGGATTATATCCTGAAAGAATTATCCATTGCTTTTGATAGAGAAGCAATCACCACTGATATTGTTAAGGAGCTTTTGAACTACAGATTGCTGAGGAAGAAATGGCTGTTATTTGCCATAGATATATCTCACTGTAATAATATCTGTCAGGAGTTAGATTCTGCTGGGATAAAGGTCAGGGTTGTTCACTCTAAACTCTCCAATCAGCAGAGAGATGAAAATATTGAAGCCTTTAAAAAGGGGCACATTCAAGCTCTGGTGTCAGTAGCAGTTCTGACAGTAGGCTTTGATGCCCCGGATGTAGACTTGATTGGCCTTCTCAGGCCTACTGCCAGCCCAGTTCTTCATGTCCAGATTATTGGCAGAGGGCTCAGACCTTTTCCTGGCAAAGATGATTGCCTCATATTAGATTTTGCTGGCAACTTGAGAAGAAATGGCCCGATTGATGCTCCAGTTATAAAAGTGAAAGGCAAAGGGACTGGAGAAGCTATAATGAAAGAATGTAATAATTGTTATGAAATAGTTCATGCTGCTGTAAGGATTTGCCCTTGCTGTAATAAAGCCTTTGAATTCAGGCATAAACTCTCCAGCAAGTACTCCACAAAAGAGATAACTGCTTCAGTGAATTGGCATACTGTAGATGAAGTGAAGTACTTCAGGTATGTAGGAGCAAAAAAAATCCCTATGCTGAAAGTGAGATACTCCTGTGGGCTCAGGACTTTCAATGAATATGTCTGCTTAGAACATTCTGGATATGCCCAGCACAAGGCCCATCATTGGTGGAGAAGAAGAAGCAGAGAAGCTTCTCCAGACACCTCTCAGCAGGCATTAGAGCTTGTTCATACATTAGAGAAACCCAAAGAGATATTAGTTCATGAGGGTGGAAAATTTCCCACAATACAAGATCAAAAATTCTAAGGAGAAAAAATGAAAGATAAAATGATAATAATAGGGGCAGGAATGTCTGGCCTTTTGGCAGGAGCTTTGAACCCTGGAGCTACCATCCTTGAGGCTGGCCCAGATAAGGAGTTGAATCATAAAGCATTATTCAGGTGCAAAACTCCCCAGATTGGTCAACTGCTTGGCCTACCTTTTAAAGAAGTAAAAGTCCAAAAAGCAATCTGGCTTGATGGAATAGAAGTCCAGCCAACTCCCCGGATAATCCATATGTATTCTCAAAAGGTCTCTGGGACTATATCTGCCAGAAGTATATTTGATATCACTTCTGGTGCCAGATATCTTCCTCCAGACAACTTTTTTGATAGACTCAAAGAAAGATGCAATATCAGGTATGATTCTCCTTTTGATCTAAGTTACCTATATAAAAATAGTTTCAAAGAGATTATTATATCAACTATCCCTTTGCCAAAGATGGTATCTAAATATGGTCTATTCTGTGAAAGTGCATTCAGAAGTAAAACCATACACATAGTCCGTATGGTGATACCTGATTGTGATTCTCACTGTACCATTTATTATCCAGACCCAGCATTCTCTGCATACAGAGCCAGTCTTACTGGCAACATCCTGACAATAGAAGGTATGAAAAAAATCCAAACTCCTGATATAGAAGAGATAAGAGTGTCTATGGGGCTGCTATATTCTTCATTCCCAAAAATAAAAGATATGAAAGTCTACAGGCAGAAGCAGGGCAAAATACTTCCAATAAATGAAAGGGAGCGAACCAGCCTCATCACCCAATTAACTTTATCACATAGGATTTATTCTCTTGGAAGGTTTGCTACCTGGAGGCCAAAAGTGATGCTGGATGATGTGATGGAAGATATTTTTGTAATTAGAAGGCTTATTGAAGAAGGCAATTATGGAAGTTTAAAACACAGACAAGGAGAAAAATCATGATATTATCAATTAATCTTCCCACTAATAATCCAAACAATTATTTTAATATTCTGGAGCCAAGCCTTATCAATTTAGAGTCTTTATTGGATTTCTGTGCTGTCCAATTCTCTTTTGTATTCCAGACTCCTTGGACACTTGGAGAGATAAACAGAGCAGAGAAAAAATTAATTAGTAAAGGCTTTGAAATCCAAGAAGGTGTTGCTCTTGCAGTAAAGAATCCATCTATGACTTGCCTGAGAAATATAGGCATAATGAATTCTCCAAAAGCAGATTATTATTTGATTGCTGATGATAATTTTGAATTTAGAAGTGGCACCCCTAAATATCCTTATGATAGTGGGATAAGATATTCCCAATGCTTACAGTATTTGAATGAATATCCTAACTGTGGTTTTGTTATGTGTGAAGGAAGTCTGGGGGGATCAGTGCAAAAAATGAAAATAAGCTCAACAAAAGTGGGACTATTTGCAACCACTCGTGGTTTGATATTAAGGAATATTGGCCCCAAAAAAATTTATAGGCAAACCTCTCATCTTCTGGGTGGTCTTGAAGAATCAGTGGCCTGTTATCACATAATGGAAAAAGGCTTTTTTCCAGCAAAACAATTCAATAACCCCACTATTAATAAGGATATGAAAAAACCAAATTGTGGGAATTTTATCCATGATGAAGAAGTTTGGGAAGAAAATTGTGCAAAATATATCAAAGAAAGATATAATGATCTGGATTGGTCATACCAGAAAAAGAAATTGCCAAAAGGACTTATAAAATGCTTCACAGCAAATGGGGGAAGTAAAGAAATATTAAAAAACAGGATTTTTGAAATGGATTTTTAAAAGGAGAAAAATCATGACAAACAAAGATGCAGCAGAAGTAAAATTGATTGATGCTACTAACTATGCCCTTGAGGTTCTTATCTATACCAAAAGTGGAAGGCTTGCCACAGGAACCACTTTAGATGAGATCAAATATGACTGGGACTATTCCAAAAAGCTGGAACACTTATCATATATGATGGATACTATCAAAAGTTCATTTGAATTTGTAGATTATATTTTTGAAATTAAAAATGTATCCAGAGCTTTCACCCATCAGTTGGTTAGGACAAGAACAGCCTCATTCCAGCAGCAATCTCAGCGGACAGTTGATGCCAGGAATTTTACCTATATGAAGTCTACAGATCATCCTGGTTATGAAAAGGCATTTGAACTGAGCCTTGAAGAATATGGGAAGATGTTAGATTCTGGAGTGCCAGTCCAAGATGCCCGTGGAGTACTTGGAACAGGAATCCACACCAGTATTTTTGTCAAAGGCAACCTCAGAACTTTATCAAATATGGCAGAACTCCGCTTGTGCAAAAGGGCAGAAGGGGAGTACCAATCTGTGTTTAAGAAGATGATTGAGCTGGTATTAGATATCCATCCCTGGGCCAAACCTCTCTTGACCTGTTATTGTGTAAGAACTGGAATCTGTTATTTCCCTCGATATGACAAATGCCCAGTCCAAAGATATACCATGAAAATTTCTTCAGAGTATAAAATGCGTATTGAAGAGGTTTGGGCTGATACAGATCATGTGGCCAATCCCAAGACAAATACAGATGGGATGACCATGTAGGCCTGTTTTAAATTTTACTCACATAGTACTATTCAAAATTAATTTAAACCCTATATACAAAGAATAAGGAGTGATAAACAATGAAAAAACCTAAATGCATTATAGTAGACTTAGAAGGAACCTTGACAAATTGTAACCATAGAATAAAATATTGGCTGAATAAAGATTATGATAAATGGAATGAACTTTTTTCTGCTGATACAATTAATGAGAATATGGTGGATATAATAAAGGATAAGCTGGAGGAAGGTTATAGTTTGGTGATGAGCACAGCAAAATCAATATCTAAAAAAGATGAAGTGCTGAGCTGGTTAAGGAGACACAATTTGCAAATCTGGTTCAGTGATATATTTTATAGGCTTTATGGGGATGATAGGCCAAGCCCAGAAATAAAATCAGATATATTAAAAAAAATTCGGGAAAAATATTCTGTTGAAATAGCTTATGATGATAGAGAAGATATCTGTGAGATGTATGTTTCTCAAGGGGTGCATCATGTTGTAAGAATAAATCAGAATCCTGCTGAGCCTGAGTTTCCTATTGGTACCCCTGCTGATATTCTCAGGGAAGCAGCATCAACCTTTGAAAGCAAGAATGAAGAATATGGTGATGGGTGGAAAAAATTTGGGGCAATCATGATGTCCCTTTTCCCTACTGGTCTGGAATTAAAAACTGAAGAAGATTTCAGTCGATTTGCTATCCTGAATATTATGGTGGCAAAGTTGGACAGATATTGTAAGAATTTTAACAAGGGTGGCCATCCTGATAGCCTGATTGATCTGTCAGTTTATTCTGCTATGCTATTAACTTTGGATAAGGAGGGGAGTAATGATTCCAATTAAAAGACAGAATAAAATATTGAGATATGCAAACCGGGTAGGAAAAAATTCTGATCCTGTATCTATTCAGGCATCAATTACAGATTATTGCTTCAACAAATGTGCTATGTGCAACCACCACAAGCGGGCAAGAAAAAAGATATTGAATTGTGAAGATTGGATAAATTTTTTAAATAGCCACCCAAAAATTGAATCTGTGTGTTATGCAGGAGGTGATCCTTTTACCAATCCATATATAAATAAGATAATGGAGCACCATAAGGAATCAGGGCAAGCATTTGGCTTTATATGCTGTGGATTCATCCCTGACAAAGTTGATATGGATCTGCTGGAAATGGCAAGGTGGGTCAGAGTGAGCTTAGACAGTATTAACCCTGATGCTTATGCCTGCCAAAGAGGAGGGTTGCCTCTTGATTTAGTACTTTCCTCTATTAATAGCATGATTGAAGCATCAGTAAATGTTGAGTTGACTATAACTGTCACAGATATTAATTGTGGAGACATAAAAGAATTGATTGATTATGCAGCAGAGAATGGCTTATGTGGGGATATTCATCCTGCTTATGGAACCACTTTTGCTAAACTTGGGGTCAGCTGGATAAAACAATACTGTGAAGATATAAAAGAGAATGTAATTTTATCTCCATACTCCCATGGAGATTTTTATTTTCAGGACTGTTATGCCCCCTATTACCAATTATATATAGATGCCAATGGGGATATATATCCCTGCTGTACTGCTGGGGGAGATACAGAAAAAGCCCCACGAATGCACCCAATAGGATCAATTTATGATTGGGATACATTTCTAAAAAATAGAAAAAAATTCACAGGAGATCAACCATTCTGTCAATTTTGTCTTGACCGTTTTGGAATGATAAATAAGACAATTGAAGATAACTCCCCTTTTATCAAATCTTTTTTCTAAGGAGTGATATGTATACAATATTTGATCAAGAAACTACAGGGCTGTTAAAGGCCAAGGGCTCAGATATACTTCACCAGCCTCATGTGACAGAATTTTATGCCATGCAGGTAAATGAAAAAGGGGAGTTAGTAAAAGAATTTGAGTCCTTGGTCAAGCCACCTATTCCCATTCCTGCCTTCCTTGAGAAGCAGATAGGGGTCACTAACCAGATGGTGGCAAATGCTCCCCACTTCATTGAGATTTATAAAGAAATCATTAATGTATTCTTTGGGTCTCATACTGTTATTGCTCATAATCTTTCCTTTGATGAAGGTGTTTTAATTTATGAGCTGAAGAGAATAGGCAAGGAATATCACTTCCCATACCCTCCAATTAAATTCTGTACAGTGGAGCAATCTATGTACATTAAGGGATACCGCTTGAAGAACTCTGAGCTATATGAATTGGCCACTGGGGAAGTTATGGTGGGTGCTCATAGGGCCAAAGTAGATGTTCTTGCTACATATGAATCTTATAAATGGTTAAAGGGGCAGAAATGAATAAATTCAGATCACTTCTTTATCTTCTTGCTAAATTATTAGGGGATGCCAATGCAATTCACAAGAATAAAATTGGGAAGAGAATTGGCAGAAGATTGGCAGGAAGAGTAACAGGCAAATTTTTAGGGAGGTTTTTCAGATGACAAAATGTCCATATTGTGGGAGAAAAGCAAAGCTGGTTGATGGGAGTTATTTTCATCCAAATACCAAGTATATTGACAAAAACTATTTTGTTTGTCCTGGCTGTGATGCTCATGTAGGATGCCACAGAGGAACATCCATTCCATTAGGTACTCTGGCAAATGCAGAACTCAGAAAAAAAAGAATATTATTACACCAAACATTTGACTTATCCTGGAAATATTCTAAAGCATTGACCAGAAGGCAATCATATATAAGTCTGTCCATAAAATTAAACATACCATTAGCCAAGTGTCATATTGCTCTGTTTGATTTAGATATGTGTGATAAAGCTATGGAGGCATTGCTATGTGGTTGAATATTAAGACTGGATATACATTCAAGCAGGTATATGGGCATCTGGATAAGATAGCAGAGAAATGTGCCACCATGGCTGACTATGGTGGCATTGCTGATCTTGGGAATACTTTTGCTCATATCCCTTGGCAGAAAGCTTGTAAAAAAGTAGGAATAAAACCAATATATGGGGTACAGCTTCCAGTAACTGAAGACTTGCAGAAAGGGGTTAGAAGGTATCCATTCAACTGGATGACTTTAATTGCTAAAAATACTGAAGGATTACAAGAACTATATCAATTGGTGGATTCATCTTTTCAGCAATTTTATTATAGACAAAGAATAACCTATGAGCAGATAAATAAGACCACTGAGAATCTCTTTATTTTAAGTGGCATAGCTCCTAACCAAGACTTAATTAAAAGGCTTGTATACAAGGAATTAAGCCCCTGTACACCTATAAATAAAAGGTTCCTGGCAGATCAAAGGGGCTTTACTATTGCTTGTATAGATAATTTCTATCCAGATGCTTCTGATGAAATTATTTATGAGCCTTTTGCTGATGAGAGATTAAGGGAAACTAAAACCAGCCCTTTGCATATCCTATCTGAAATGGAATGGATTGACATCTATCCAAATAATCCAGGGGCAATATCCAATTTAAAACAGATGGCATCCCAATGCAATGTAGAACTCCCCAAAGCCCCTATGGTAAAATATATTGGAGATGATAATATTGAAGAGTGGTGCCGAAAAGGAGCCATAGAAAAAGGCTTCACAGGCAAGCAGGAATATATTGATAGATATGTCAGAGAAATGAAGCTGATACATGAAAAAGATTATGTGGATTATTTCTTGGTGGTGGCTGATGCAATCCGATATGCTAAAACTAAAATGGCTGTAGGCCCAGCCAGAGGGTCATCTGCTGGAAGCCTTGTCTGTTATCTAATGGGGATAACAGAAATTGATCCACTGGTATATGACTTATATTTTGAAAGATTCATTGATGTGAATCGTTTTGACCTTCCTGACATAGATGTAGACTTTCAAGATGATAAGCGGCATCTGGTTATTAAATATTTGGAGAGGAAATATGGAAAAGATAATGTTGCTCAAATAGGCAATATAAATCGAATGAAGCCCAAATCTGCCATCACTCGTTTTGCCCAATCCCTTGGTGTCCCAGTAGATGATGTGGTGGAGTTGAAAGATGCTATCATGGAAAGATCAGGGGGAGATGCCAGAGCAAATTCCTGTATGGAAGATACTTTTATTGATACTGATGTTGGTAAAAAGTTTATTGAAAATTATCCAGCCATGGAAGTAGTAAAACACATTGAGGCACATCCATCCCATACAGGAGTGCATGCTGGTGGCATCCTGGTTTGCAATAGACCTATTACTGATTATTGTGGGGTGAATAGTAGAGATAAAAAAAGAATTGGGATGCTGGATAAGAAGGATGCAGAGGCAGTTAATCTCTTGAAAATAGATGCATTAGGACTGAGAACACTATCTATTATAGCAGGAGTCTGTGACCAGATTGGCAAACCTTATTCCTGGATGTATGAAATCCCAGTAGATGATGATCTGGCTTATAAAGTCTTCAATGATCACCGGTTCAATGGGATATTTCAGTTTGAAGGGGCAGCAGTACAAGGCTTGGCCAAACAGATGCCTATAAATAATATGGAAGATGTATCAGCACTTGGAGCTTTGGGTAGACCAGGCCCGCTGATGTCTGGTGGGGCCAATGATTTCATTTCTGGTAGAACTGGCAGAAAAGAAATTGAATATTTGAGTAACCATCCAGCAGTAGTGGATGCTACAAAAGATACTTATGGGATTGTTATTTATCAAGAACAGATGCTGGCTATATGCAGGAATTATGGGAAGCTCTCTTGGGCTGATACCAGTGATCTAAGAAGAGCAGCATCCAAAAGTCTTGGGGAAGAGTTCTTTGATACATTTAAAGCAAATTTTATTGAGGGGGCACAAGACACTGGAGATGATGATGAGACCATAGGCAAGGTGTGGAAAGCTATGCACACCTTTGGCTCCTGGGCTTTCAACAAATCTCATGCTGTATCATATGGGCTTATATCTTATATTTGTGCATATCTGAAAGCTCATCATCCTCTTGAATTTGTAGTGGCTTGCTTGAATCATGCCAATAGTGATAGATCAGCTCTAAAGATATTAAGAGACTCAGTTGAGCATGATAATGTAAAACACGAGTATTTCAATGCTGAGAAGTCCATAGAGCAATGGAGTGTGCAGGATGGGATACTATATGGTGGGATGAGAACTCTGGCTGGTATGGGGCCAGTCCTGGCTGCTAAGGCAGTGAAGTTAAGGACTGCCGGGGGTGCCTACCCCACCGGTATGAAAAATAAGATCAAAAAAGCAATAAGCCCATTCAAATACCTATACCCTGCCAAAGAGTTATATGGGGATTATTATGATGATCCAAAATCTCATAATCTAAGTGGGAAAGTGAGTTTGATTTCTGAGGCAGATCATGATGGAACTTTTACTATAATTGGCTGCTTGATTAAAAAGAATTTGAGAGATGCTAATGAGGCTTGTTTTGTTAGCAAAAGGAAGGGCAAATTTTTAAAAGGAAATACTGCTTGGCTTAATATTATTATTGAAGATGATACTGGCTCCATTATGTGCAAGATAAAAGTCCAGGATTATGAAAGGCTTGGCAGGGCAATATCTGAAACTGGCAAAGAAGAGAAGGATTGGTACATGGTCCATGGCCAGAAGATAAATGGCTGGAGTTTAATTTTTGTCCAGAATATTAAAAAAATAACAAGGAGTCTATGATGTTAAATAAAATAAAAGAAATGCAAAATGCTATTGGAGCTGATAAAATTGAAGTGATAAAGAAATATCCTGAATTAAAAAAAGTACTTTTATATGCTTATGATCCTTTTAAAAAGTACTACATGGCAGCCCCAATAGTCAGGACAACTGGATTCTGCAATTTAGGATTGGCAACAGAATCACTTCTTGATGATTTATCTTCAAGAAAATTATCTGGCCAATTGGCTTATGAAGCAGTTTGTGATCATATTGCCTCTTTGAATCCCAAAGCTGCAGAAGTCTTCAGCAGGATTATAAATAAGGATTTAAGGGCAGGCATTCATGTTAAGTCTATAAACAAAGCCTTCCCAGGACTCATCCCGCTGACTTGGGATGGGTCAGAGAAGCCTTCTGTGATGCTGCTGAAGAATTTTGATCCAAGCAGAATAAAATATCCTTGCTTGGCTGCTATTAAAAAGGATGGAGTGAGAGGGCTGTATGGGGGAGAGATGGTGTCAAGGCAAGGCCATAAACTTATAGGGCATGACCATATTGAGGAAGAGCTTGAGCAATATCCCCAGCAATTTGATGGAGAGATTTGTGTGCCTGGAGAGATATTTGATGTGGCTTCTGGAATGATAAGGGATAAAAATCCAACTCCTGAATCAGTATATTGGATATTTGATTGCCCTTCTCTTCCTGTGCCTAAAAAACAAAGATGGTGCTGGCTGAGAGTAAATTTAGAGCAATCAGCTAACATCAGACTAATTGAGCACTACAAGTTTGATACTCCTTATGCATTGATGAAGTTTTATGATTTTGCTTTAAGCCAAGGTGAAGAAGGAATTGTCGTATATGATCCTGAAGATTTATATGAAGATAAAAAAAGCCATAGCTGGATGAGGCTTGTTCCAGTTAAATCTGCTGACTGTGAAGTAATAGGATTCTATGAAGGAAAAGGGAAACATGTTAATAGTCTGGGAGGCATTGAGGTCAACTATAAAGGCCATGTAGTAAGGGTTGGAACAGGTTTTTCAGAAAAAATAAAGAAAAGCGAATTAAAACAGATAGTTAAAGAATCTGATAAAAAGCTCCTTACATTCGATAAAATAGAACTCGGTAAAGGTAGTATAGGAGAAGTTTCTCCTATACTGCAAAAAATCAGGAAGTTCATATGGAATAACCAGGAGCACTTCCTGGGAGCCATAGCCAAGTGTGAATTTAAAGAAGAGACAAAGGCAGGATCAATGAGGCAACCAAGATTCAAAACATGGAGGTGGGACAAATGAAAACAGAAAGCCAAGAACAGATTGAAGTAATTCAATGGTGTAAAAGAAATACTTTGGAACACCCAGAACTGGATATGATCTTTGCTATTCCCAATGGCGGGAAAAGACATATTGCTACTGCCAGCCGGATGAAACTTGAAGGAGTAAAGCCAGGAGTATCGGATTTATTTTTATCAGTAGCAAGACATGATTTGCATGGATTGTATATTGAAATGAAAAGAGAGAAGAGTGGAAAACTTTCAACAGCCCAGAAGGATTGGTTTAATAAAATTCAGAACCAAGGATATGCAGCAGTTCAAGCAAATGGTAAAGATCAGGCTATTGCCTATATTAAAAGCTATTTAAACATTAAGCAATAAGGAGAACAAAATGGAACATACCTGTCAACCAGATAAATGTGCTTTATTTATTTTACTTGGAGGGGAGCCAAATCAGTGTCCCAATTATCAGGAGTCTTGGTGGAATGTTAAAGATTCCAAACCCATATTGATTAGGGATTGTGCTCCAAAAAGGACATTCTTAATGATTCAAGATTTGAGCAACCGCTTGGTGGGAGTACAGAAAGCACAAGAGAAGCAGCGGAATGAAAATATATGGGTTCAAGTGGTGGCAGAGGTGCTGGGTAAAAATGCTGGTGTTGATCTTGAGGCCTTTGTAAAGGCCAGGCAGAAGCTTTTAACCTAAGCCTGACCCTTACTATTCAAAATTAATTTAAAGCCCCTAAACAATCTATAGGGGCTTTAAACCCTAATCTTTTGAACAGATAATTCCTACTTCTGCAGTTGGTCGATATGCTGACCCATGATTATGAGCAGTATCACTTCCAGTAGCCCCAGCAGTAAGAGTAGCAGTTGTAGAAGAGCCACCACCTGCCATGGTATTAGCACCACCTTCATTCCTCCAAACTTGAGTTCCATTTGTTAATGCATGAGTATGTGATGGCATTTCAGATTCTGTCAAGGCATGATCTGGTTGTGTCCAGGTTCCTGCCTGTGTCCCTCCAGTAGTATATGTTGAACCTCCTTTTACTGCCAGCAGGGAATCAGAAGGAGTGGAATCTATTGTCCAACCATCTGGAGCAGTATCTTGATAAAACCAAACCTTTGAAGTTGATTCTATTGCTGAAAATTTTTTCCAAGTTCCAGTTACATCACCAACAGGATCAACTATAGAAGAGCTTGGGCCATTATTAATTAAGCAGTGATATATTTCACCATCACTTCCAGCAGCATAGGAATCATCTGCCAGATAATCAGTTAGAGCATCATACCCTAATACTCCTTTTATATTTATTTCATTTATCCATTTATAGACATTATTCTGCCAATGGTTAAATGTCTGGAATGGTGGCTTTTCAGGGATGCCACCTGGTGCTATCCAGCCTTGCTGCTGATGAGTAGCATCTGGGACTGTACTATTGACTTCAGTTGTATCCCAGAAAGGAAGGATGATTGGTTTTGCCATTTCTTTTCTCCTTTGTTAAATTATCTGTGCAAAATTGCCACCTAAAGTGGTATCATTTAAATCTCCAAAGCCAAATGCTTCACCATCATCTTCAAAACCAAATGGAATATTTTCATCATAAGAGTGATACACTACATGATCAATTCCAATTAAAACAGGGAAGCCAGAAAGCAAACCAGCTTCAAAAGAAGTCAAAGCCCTGCCTATATCATATCTTGGAATCAGGAAATCATTTGGGAAATATCGTACCCTGATGCCTCCAAAAGTAAAAGAGATCAGCCTCAGGGTATCATCTACAGTCATGGCAGTTTGGTTCTTCATGATTTTGGCCCGAATTAATAAGTGATATAAATCATCTCCAATAAGTGATTCTGTAGCACCTTCTCCTAAAAAATTTCCCCCAATATCAGAGTCATTTATATCTCCAAAGCCAAGGGCAGTAGGATCATCTATGAAGCCAAAAATGCCTGCTGCTGCTGTGGCAACAGTTGGTCGTGACAGACCAACAATCTCTCCAATTCCATCTAATTGGACTCCCACTGCAGTATTCAAATATCTTTCATTCAACAATTGCAAATCTGAAGTTTTTAAATCCTGATATTGCTGAAGAAAAGATTCAATGAACCCTCTAAATTTTTCACTGGCTTCAAATTGATATGCAAGTCTTGATAGACCTTTTGTAATTACTTCAGCTTCCTCAGGCACTGGAGATTCACGATCAATCCAAGATTGACTAAACCTATTAAACCAATTCTGAAAATTTCTATTAATCCATATTTGTGGCATTTTAATCCTTATGTGTTTGCTTGTGTGATATAAGCATCTTTGACAGTATCTGTATGAATCCTAACTGCCAGTGCTTTTGAAACCACATCATTATCTTTAGGATCATCTCCCGGCATAATCCAACTGCGGTGATATTTTTTAGATACCTGCTCGCCATCATCAAAAAGTCGTGTTATTCTGCGTACTGCAATCTTCCCATCAACGTGAATTACTCGATCATAGGTAACTATTTCCTCAAGTCCTATGCCTGTAATGTCTTGCATTTCTTCTGCAAAGTCGGCTTTTACTTGTTCGTCAGTAATGACCGAGGCAAGTATTTTTGTTTTATCATCCCATCCCGCCAGGTTTAATCCGCCAATGTCTTCTACCGGTGCAGGTTCCTCACCATCTTTAAGAATGACAGGAGGATTGATCTTCCCATCAATCGACACCTGTTCAGGTTTTACAGGCGCAGGTGTCATTGGGTCAGAGTACTTTGTGTCAGTTACTTTTCCATCATCATCGACATATTCTGTAACTTTGCGGACCTGAATTGTGTCGACTTCTGTTACGCTGTGATGTAATCTTTCTTGTTTTATCATGTTTTATCCTCCTTAATCTGAGAAATATGTAACCCCGCCTTTAATAACTGAACTATCTGTTAACATAGCGGCAGCCGTTATGTTTTTGTCAAGAGCATTTTGGTGTAAAGTGGAAATACTACTGGTGTTCGGAGCCACGTATAGTTGACAGCTATAAAAATTTCTGAGTGAGTCTGTGAGAGCGGAAATTGACCCATACCCTCCGACCGCGTCGTCGTTAGATGTAAATGGCAGTCCATTAATGGCCGCCCCCCCTGTCCCCATGATATTGATAACGAAGTTAAAAGTCACCGTTATTTTGTTTCCGATTTTAGTGTAAAATCCTAACTGAGTGGTATAAGTGGCGGTCCCTCCTGCTATTGGTGTCCAAGTTCCTTCCTCATAATCATCCAAAGTATTCGGATCACTTGAAGGAATTGCAGTTGCAGGGAAAGCAATAGGTCCACCTGCAGCTATATATCTATTATCATTGTAATCTCTATCCCCCACATGAGTACCTAAAGTTGGGACAAGAGGGTTGATGAGAGCCTTTCCATTAACATCTGCAACTCCCCCGAAAACTGTGCCAACTCCATTAGGATCAATTCCTACTTTATCAGCAGCTGTTCCTTTGATAAGGCTTATTATGCTCACTCCTGCTGAGTTTAAAGATTTGACTGGAATATTATTTGGAACCTGTAGGGTTGAAGAATATAACCCTAACAGGTTCCATGCACCAGTACTTGTAACATTATCATTGGGAATAATAACCAGCAACCCATCTTCTGGATTTGTAGTATTATTATTGGTTGGATTATATTTATAAAAAAGAAAATTAGAACCAGAATTGCCAAATGCTTTTGATATGCTTGTTAACCCAGAATAAGGCACTCCATCAAGGGCTGCATTTGTTGGTTCTAAACCTGATCCAGTTAATTCCTCAAATGGATATTGACTCATTTAATTTCTCCTTTTAAATAATATTAACTTCCACTCTTGTTATATCATATCTTGATACTTCATCCAAGTCTATGGGAAGATTAGCTGTTGTGGCAGGGGAGCCAGATAACCCCATAAATAAGGCAATAGTAAGGACACCAGCAGTCTCATTAATGGGAGTATAAAATTCTGACATTATCACATCATCTGATATTTTAAAATTATTCACCCCATATAAAGCAACTGCAGCTTTTATATCATCTTCTCCTGTGCTTGGGAATATATCAGTATCAATAGTGATGTCTATTTTAAAATAAATATCTACATCACCAGGCCGAATAAACTTAACATCTTGAGGGAAGCCTTGATCATCTGTAATTACTACAGTGGTGGTTCCATAGGATAAAATGCCCTGTGGGGTATTGTCCCAAATAATATCAGCAATATCTGCATTTATCCCTCCAAGAATAGAGGTAGCAAATTGGTGTGCAGGAATACCATCCACTACAGCATCAGTCCCATTGCTTATTACTACAGCATCTTCAATATCCTCAAGATTGAGAAGCTGTCCAAAAAGAGAGTCAACAAGATTCTGGCCCAATGCCTGGGTGGATAATTCTCTTCTAATTCTTAATTCTGCATCAGTCTCTTCATCAGACCCAACAATAGCAGCAGTAGAATTGGTAACAGAAGTCCAGCCAAAAATAGGAGTTTCTATCACAATTAATGTCCCAGGTGCTGCTTCCATGGCTCCATCTTCTTGAGCTTCCATAGCAACAGTTATATAGCCAATTGCAGGAATGATTACTTCTACCAGGGTAACAAAAATAATTCCTGTGCTTGATACACTTGCCAAGCTCCCAATTGGGATAACTGTTCCTGTTACTCCACTGATAGTGCCTGTAATGGTAGATTTAGTGGCTGCTTGCCTTTCTATCCCATTATACATTACCACATTAGATAACTGATTGCCCTGTGCTGTAGATGGATATTGAGAGTTATAAGTGTTCTCCTGGCTTTCCCATTGATCTGATAGGGATTCTGATATGATCCCAACAAATTGACCAAAGCCACTTTGAGGAGTTAAATCAATATTATCTCCAAAGACCAGCTTCAAAGCATCTTCTATTTCTGTTTTTATTTCAGCCAATCTCTTTCTTTCAAATCCTGAAGCACTCAACCCACTCATATGGTCACCTCTATTGATCCAGTTGAAATATTATCATTGACTGAAAAGTCAACTCTCAAACCCTTCCCATCAGGATTAGGGGTCAGATTTAATTCAGTTATATTCTCCACCCCTTCTGTTTCTTTTATTTCCTTCCTAAATATCTCATATACATCTTCAAGACTGCTGCCTTGCTCCAGAATAAATTGAGTATAAGGAAGCCCAGCAGTATTATCCAGGAACCATTCTTCAAGTAAAAATTGAAGCCTGATTATAAGACGCTGTTTCACAATATCTATTTCTTCAGCAAAATAAATATCTGCTTCAGATAAAGTCATATCATGTGTGCTATCCAAACCTATATCATATATTGTCATTTTGGAACCTCAGTATCCACTTCAAAATCTCCATGGCTATCATCACCCTGCTCATGAACATGAGTAAGAAAATCAACAGAGCCAGCCTGTAAATTATTAGCAAAAAGATCACCAGTTATCAATACCTTTCCAACTATATCTACATCATTATTAATTGTTGTTTTAGTGCTGGTAATTGTAGTTGCCCCTGTGGTAATTATTTCAACCCCTTCTGTTTTTTTGATGATGATTTTAGTGTCCCCTGAGTTAGTTTTTATCTCCATGTTAGAAGGATCAAAATTTGGAATAACATCTTTCTGGGAATACATAGCTGGCTCAGCAAAAGCATCACTCAAAGAATGTTTCCTAACATCAAATGGATTTTGAATACCACCTTCAGTCAACCAAGTATCAATTGATCTTTCAGCAAAAATAATCCTAACATGGTCACCAACTTCTATTGGGAAAGTAATAGAAAAAGTGGCAGACCTCCAATAGCGGATAGGCACATTTACCAACAAGGGAAGGTTAACAAGCTCTCCACCTAATTTCCGCTTGATTACGAGCTGCGCATCTATGAGCTGTGTAAGAGTATTCACCCTGGTGACTACAGCCGGTAAACAGGTGTGTACTTCCTTTAAAGCACTATCTATGGCAGTCTGGATGACCTTTTCTAATGGAGTGGTAGGTTTATCTGCCATTAAAATACCCTTGCTTGTATATTAGATTCCCAAATATTATCATGTGTATCTCCAGCATGAACAATTTTATCTATTCTATATACTCCATCATTTCTGACAGGTGGTACTTTCCTAAAGAATAGGTTGCCAATATTAATCTGTTCACTTATGGCTTCAACCCTTATAGTCCTGCCTAATTTTAATCCAGGCAGAAGAAAATTTTTAACATTGATCCCAATTTCAGTTCTTTCAGGACTGCCAATCATCCCACTGAGTTGGTTTATTATTATTGGAGGCACATCACTGAGAGGTAAACCAGTGGGGGCAGTTTCAATGACTCCTTCATTGATAGAATACTCAAACCCACAATCCTTTGATATCTTGTCCAACCAATCTTTTACATTTCCAGATAGTTGTAATTCTCTCAATAGTGATCTTTTACCAGATAGACAATTCTTCAACCCTTCTGTGGTGCCCTTAGAAATCCCTTGCATCTGGGCTACAAGCTCATTATATATCTGCTCAGTATCTACTCCAGCTGGCAAAGTTTTATTGATAGTGGCTGTGCTAAGGATGTTAACCCCATCAGCAGAGAATATTTCACTGATCCAATTTGGGCCTGTTTTTAAATGGACAACATTGATTATATCCCCTTTGAATAAAAGTACTACTTCTGTGTCTTGGTATCCTGCAAATAATTGTATGTCCAAGCCTTTTTCTTCAATTTTATTTCTACTGCTTTCTGATAGATTATATATTTTTATATTCCCAAGATTAGGATACCCTACCAGACTTTTTTCAATATTAAATGAAATCCTTAAATTAGCCATTTCAGTATCAGAAACAATCAACTTAGCAATTCGATTAAACATCTTTTTCAATTACCCCCAATACAAAAGCATCTAAATTATTTCTGGTAGGATCAAATTCATTGCTGCTTTTTAGATCAAAAGGGATTTGGACATATTGCTGAAGTAAAAATTCTTGTGTGATGAGTTTTACTCCATACACCAAAATATTCCCATCAGCACCTTTAATATCAAGAGTCCAGTATCCATATTCACTCCAGAGTTGCCTGAAATTATATATGATATCTAATATTGAAACCCTGAAATTCTCTTCAGGGTTATTTGTCAAAGGGAAATCCATTATGATGCCTCTTTAAGTTGTTTCAACCCACCTTCTATAATAGAAATCATTTTATCAGAAATAGCCTCATCATTGAATATCTCTTCAATTATGCTTGGTGCCCCCACAAATATAATTTCTTTCATAGTGGCAGTAAAGAATAAACCTCTTGAAGTATCTTTATCTTGGCTTTCTGCTAAGCTCAAGATAACCACATTAGGGTATTCCTTGAGGCCCTGGACAAGAGTGAAAGGGATTCTATTGGCTTGGAGTTCCAGAAGAGCTTCCCAGGCTTCTGTACTCTTTGTGGTATTCTGAGTGAAGATGGAAGCTACTCTGGAAAATTGACCAACCAGAGTAGAACCTATATTGCTAACCACTCCAGCAGTAGTAAAAGTCATCGGCTCAATAATTATATGATCATTTACATTTGCTCCATTTTCTACAGGATTCTCAGTGACTCTTGCAGTAGCAGAAGCAGTTTCTGTGATAATTATATCAAGCTCTACAGTGGATATAAAGTTTCCTTTTTTAAAAAATAATTGGGCAATAGACATTTAAAACTCCACATTTGATTCCAGATTAGTTTGAGCACCACTATACTGTTCATTGAGGACTTCTGTTACAACATTTTTTACTTTGGTTAAATCTCCACCATTAATATTAATGGTATTCTGAACTGATTTGCTGGAGTTGTTATTAGAGATATTTTGCCCACCAGCCCCACCTGAAGCACTCCTATTCTGTTTGACTAAAAAACCACCAAAGCCAAAATTGCCAGTGGTAAAAGTTGGAATTTTTTTAATCCCTTCAATTAACTTATTCAAAGGGGTCATTACAAAATTAGTAATGGTTTTGCCTATATCTTTCAGCATAAGAATCATGCCTTCAAATGCCTCTTCTCCTTGAGTGAAAATTAAGTTCCACCCCTCTTTAACCATCTTCAGGAGTGTGATCAGGCCATTCAAAAACTTCTCATATACAGGGAACCTTTTGGCCAAATCCCCCATAACTGAATCTCCACCATTGGCAAATTTTATTATATCTTCCAGCACCAGAAGAATAGAAGCAGCCAAAGCAATTAATAAAATAGGCATCAGCAAAGCAGAAGCATTCATAGTCAAAAGAACTCCAGTCACCAGGATAAGGGTATTTTTTAATCCACCAAGGATATTAATCAGACCTAATACAGCCCCTGCAACACGCTTAACAATATTAAAAACTCCAGTGATAGTCCTTATTGCCTTATCTAAAAAAGCCCCTAAATTTTGCTGTATAATAGCCTTATTAACTTTGAACCAATCTGT